ACAATACGTAAATGCCATAGCACCCGAATAGAAAGGAGAAGCGTTAATAACAAACTTCAACTTTAAGGTGCAATTTATAAAACCGTAATTATTCAATTTATTCTTAATAGGAGTACTATTAAAGAACAAATGCCAGGGATCCCATGTAGTGGTTGTAGCGAAAGTATCTGTTTGAGACCAAACATGTGTCTTAATTAACACAGGGGTGAAAGATACTTTGATAAATCCACATCGGGTTGCACATCCATTAAATTTGTGCACGGTGCGCTAGCTACAGACCAAGAAGTTCCGGGTGTTTCATCTAAAAATTCAACGACTGTTGTAGAGGTACTTTCTGCTGGAGTAGTTCCAGACATAACCTCCTCTGCTTCATCGGACTGCAATTCTAGCTTATCCTCGCTTAACGACAGCGAGGGGCGGGGTGTATTTTGAAAGTGATATACACAATCACGTGGCTCTAAGTTTACCACACACTGCTTAGGATCTAGTCCCGAAGCGCAACTTTGACAAGCACCATTGCTTGCCGAACATGTAGAGACGCAAACATAAAATTTAAGACAAAGGGTTTGTTAAACCACAATGTCCGAAGAGGAAATTTCCTCTATCCCCATTTTTGTTTCGGGTAATGAAGAACCCGTGATTCGCAACTTTGAGTTTGCGACGAACTCATCCTTCAGCTGATTCCATGTGGGAAGATCCCGTTCAACATATTTGGTTAGGCCCAATTCTTCAATCCAAGATTGAAATAGGCACCGTTTCCGTTGAATACATCTTCACCATACCAGAAATACTCTCTACATGCCGTGTCCAACACGGCAAGGGCATGCAATTGCATGCCAATGGTTTTCGATTCTACACACATAGTCAACATCTTATCGATGGAAGCGTGTTCAATTGGGCAAACCATACAACCCAATTGCTCCTCATATCTCCACGAGCGACGCAGAAATGTAGCTTCATCTATATGAATAAATGGCACACTAGGGGCATTTTTATCTGCCGTAGTAAAACCAATATCAATATCTGCCAACACTTTCTGCATCTTAGTATGATCTAGCCAAAAACATTTTGGAGAAACTCCCATAATCATATCATCACCATAGGTCATAAGATTAACATTCTGTTTGAAATCACTACACGTGCGTAACGGATGTAACGTTGCGTAACAATATCTCACATAAATGCTGTTTGCCAACCCATTAATGATGACTGTGAGGGGGTGTCCAGATGGATTGGTACCGTAACAACGAATTAATTCGCCGTGGAAATCAATGGTGGGAAATGCAGTATCCTCAGCTATGCCAGAAACCACGCGCAAATCTTTCGCCGACCATCCAGCAGCTTTCAAGATGTTTGAAATGATCTTAAATGCTGCGAGAATGATCATTGCCGCCATGCGCTTGTCAAACTTTTCATAGTCGCCAGCCACAATTCTGTCTAAACCGAACTTTGTGATGTGTTTGTATATCTCGTGCCACTCAATAGATTGAGCAATTGTACCAGGACCAGATTCAAAAAGAAATCTGTTCTTCTGTACTAACCTTATAAAAGATAATAGATACATGCGCACCACAAGAGACCAAGGTAGTGGAGCACCACAAAATACGCGAACTTTACCTTCGGCAATCTTCTTCAGTGTCATAGGTTCATCTTTCAATGATCCAGTAAACACAGGACAATAAATCCTCGAATTTTCATATTGCACGATGATAAAATCCATCTCAGCTTCAATTTCGGGGGTGACTTTTACGGGATGTTGATGAACATCATCCTCGGGAAGTGCCTCTAGAAAAAATTTCTTAGATTTACGAAAAGGGAAGCCAGCACTTGTGTTGCGTGGAATCTTATCCACATATGCTAGTCCAGGGCAACCATTGATGGCTGTCTTCAAATCATACACTTTCAATTCAGCCAAATCATCTTTGGATAATTTGGTTAAAATATCATTAGTGTATTCTTCAACACAGTGGTCTACTAAAGTTGAATCCATGTGAG